GATAAGATGATTGAAGATTTTGAGATCTCTAAAGTTAAATATGGGCACCAGTCGCCGCCGAAGGGGCAGTCAACTGACCCTGCCGATTATGCAGATCCTGATAATTGGAAGTGGGAAATTGATGAGCCAAATATTGATGCTGCTTATCGTTATTATAATCAAAGTGATATGCAGTCATCTGGTGGATATACAGATTCAGAATGGGCATCAGTTGGTCGTCGTATCGTTGCCCGTTTAAATGAATATCGTGGCGGTGGATTCAGATTACAAGATGGTAAGATCGTCAATACTAAAACAGAAAAGTCTATTGACTTTGATAGTTTTCAAGAAAAACTTTGTGTTGAATGTGGAATATTAATTGATAATTCATATTATGATGATTTTTGCGAGTCTTGTGGCGATATTTTTTTTGAAAACGACGTAGAAAAAGCAGAGGGATTTAGCCCCCCTGCTGGCGTTCGCTCTGCTGCTGCTCAAGGACTTGCCTTAAGGCAAGAATTTAATCGTGGTGGAACAATGGTTGGCGTGGCTCGCGCTCGCGATCTTTCTAATGGTAAGGCTATAAGTCTTTCAACTATTAGGAGAATGGTTTCTTATTTTGCTCGTCATGAAGTTGACAAGCAGGGTCAGGGTTGGAATCCTGGTGAAGAAGGATATCCTTCTGCTGGTAAAATTGCTTGGCTGCTTTGGGGCGGTGATCCTGGTCGGTCTTGGGCAAATAAGATTTCCAATCAGCAGAAAAATAAGGAAGGAAATATGAGTAAAGACATTGATTTGCTTAATAATGATTTAGGTGATAGCGTTACAACTATGGAATTGTCGGCTGACCAGAAGGTTTCGATGATTCATAAATTTATCTCATGGCTTGGTTTTAGCGAATCAGAAGTTATGGAAAAGGCGGCTCCGGTTGCTTCCGTTGAGGAAGAGGAGTCTGTTTCTGTTTCGGAAGAGGTTGTTGAAACTGAAGTTGTAGAAAAAGATGGAGGTTCCGAAGTGGACATTAATGAGTTAACGACGGCTATCTCATCGCTTCTTGACGAGAAACTTTCTAAGGTTCAGTCAGAGGTTGAGGCTTCTATTGAGGCTAAGATTGATGAGAAAATTGAGGCTGTTACAAAGTCGGTCGCGGAAGTGACTGAGAAGGTTGAGTCGGTTGCGACTACAGTTACTGAGGTAACTGAGAAGGTTGAGACAATTGACGAGGCAACTGCGGTTCGTAAGTCGGTGGACAAGACTGACGAGCAGCCGGAGACAGTAGAAAAGACTGCCACATCTTCTTTTTGGGGAAACATTTTCGTTCCTCAGGGAGTTATTGAGTCTTTAGGATACGATTCATAAGGAGGATATGAAAATGAGTAATCATGAACTTCTCGAAAAAGTAAACGAAGTTACTACCTCAGTCATTGGTAATGGCAGCGGTGGTATTCTTAACGCCCGTCAGGCGAATCGTTTCATCGATTACATCGTTGAGCAGTCGGTTCTTGTCGCTGACGCTCGTCTGGTGCGTATGTCTGAGCCTACACAGGACATTGATAAACTGAGTGTGGGAACTCGCCTTATGCGTAAGGCTACCGAGGGTACAAACGATGGTGTTAATGCTGCCGTTACCTTCAGCAAGATTTCAATGACGACAGTGAAACTGCGTCTTGACTGGGAAATGACCACAGAGGGTCTGGAGGACAACATTGAGGGTGCTTCGCTTGAGGACCACATTGCGGGGGTTATGGCCCGCCAGACTGCGAATGACATTGAGGATCTTCTGATCCACGGTGACACTTCGCTTACGTCTGAGGCTCTTCTTAAGGCTCTTGATGGTTGGCGTAAACTTGCCCGTGCGAACGGTCAGGTTGTTGACGCTGCTGGTGCAAACCTTTCCCGTTCGACTTTCGACAAGGCTCTTCGGAAACTTCCGAACAAGTACCTTCAGCGCCGTAACGCTCTGAAGTGGTACACCTCGTCAAGTCTGGTGCAGGACTACCTGTGGTCGCTGACAACTGCTGCGGCGACTCTTGATGGTGGTGCGACTGCCGGTGCGCCTTCGCCTGGTTCGACTATGGGCGATGCGATCCTTTCGGGTCTTGGTGGTGCTGCTGGTGGTGCTGCGGCTACAAACGGTGTTCGTCCGTTTGGTATTCCGCTCACTGAAGTCCCGCTTATGAGCGAGACTGAGACTGGTACATACACGAATGCTGCCGGTAACCACGGTGTTGTGGAACTTACGTTCCCTGACAACCGTATCGTTGGTATTCAGCGTGATATCACAGTGTACCGTGAGTTCCAGCCGAAGAAGGATGCGATTGAGTTCACACAGTTTATGCGTGTGGCTTGCCAGATTGAGAACGCTGACTCGTTCGTTCACGTTCGTAACGTCAAGGTGCGTTCTGTTTAACTTTCAGTTAAACTGATATCTCGTGTGTGGCCCCCCAACCCCAACTTGGGGGGCCACATATGTAAATAAATCATTTAGGAGATTTTAATGGGTAAACTTTATATGGCAACGACTGGTGCGATGCCGACAACGGCGGCAACAGGAACTGTTGCTACATTAGCAACTTCTTCTCCAAAAACTTTAATTCAAATTAAAACAGCGACAACAACTCCTATTCGTGTTTGCGAATGGGGTATCAGTTTTGATGGCACAACAGTATTAACTCCATTAAAATGTGAACTTTTAGAGGTTGATACTTCTGCTGGCAGTAATAATGCTACTATTACTGCTTATGTAGCCAGTGGTCTTTTTGCTTATAATGATCCTAATGCTCCTGCCACTACTGTACAAATTGGAAGTACCACTAATAGTGGATATAATTCCACTTCTGAAAATATGACATCCGCAACAGTTAGAGTATTAGATGTTGCTTATGTGTCACCGACGGGATTTTATGTCCATCAGTTTCCCCTCGGTAGAGAACCTGAAGTTAAAGCGGGTAGATCGTTACGAGTTCGTGTAACTGATAGTGGTACTGCAATTAATGCTTATGCTTATGTAATTTGGGAGGAATAATGTCTCTCGTTATTGAGCAAGTTACTTTATCTAATATTGATAAGGTGATGGCAGATATTGGATTCTGGTTTGATCCGTCGATGCAATGTGCTCCGAATCTCACGAATCCATATCCTCCGAAGGGTTATGTAAGTAAGATTGTTGAAGCAGATTTTCCGTGGCCCTATGCTGGTTTTGATACCGATCTTAATATGTATATTGGATTAGGTATTATTTCTCCTAATATTGATTTTGAAAATAATATTATTTCGGATGCTCAGTGGTCTTGGATTGTTGCACAGCCAACAGTATTTATTGATTTTACTTTAGGTATGGTACCTTCTGTTCTTCAAAGAATACAAGATCGTGGTCTAATTTGGCGTGGAGAAAAATATCTTTGGGCTATGGTTTCAAGAGCAGATATTGCTGATTTGGCGCGGGCTAATAGTAATATTAGAGAAGTTTCTTCGGAAGAAAATTTTCCCCCAGTAACTACTTTTAAAACTCCAGATACTCCCAATGCTCCTTTTGATACATCTTATGTTTTCTGTTTAAAGGTCAATACGGATGGCTACACTATCTAGTAGTGTTTCAGTATCTGCTGATGATGCTACAGAAAATAGTTCTGGTACGGTTTCTATTACAGAGACAACTAATGTAAGTTTTAAAACGACTGCACGTAAATATATTGGATATATTTCTCGTGGTTTTCCTATTGTTAAAAGTGCATATGTTCATGAAGCGCTTTTTGCAATTCCTGTTAATGGACCTACTAAAACAACTATTACATTTGATATTGCAGCATATGGCGGTAGTGCCGCAAATGTAGTCGCTTTCTCTACTGGTGCTAGCAATATTTCGAATAGATTAACTAATAATGTAATTTATGCTGGAAAAACAGTATCATTAACAACAGATGCCAACACACCAGCATCATATAATGTAGATATTACAGACATTATTCAAAATATTGTTAATGATACTAATTTTCCTACATCTGGAACAACAGATTTTTGTATTATTTTAACTGCCACTACTACAACAAATAATGCTAATGCAACCTTAAACTTTCAAGATGGTGGATATGCTGCAACTTTAAGCATTAAAACACCTAAAACTAAAACAATTAATACGACAGGAACTGCTCCGTTAGATTGGGGAACCAGTAGTCATTGGACGGTAACGGGAGGTTCTGCAAAACAGTCCACTAATGTTCCAGATTTTCTAGACGATGTTGTTGGTGCAGCGGGATCTTTAAGTATGACAATCGCTAGTTCAACAAGTCCTCAATGTAGAAGTTTTGATTTAAATGCTTATGTTAATACTTTTACAGATAACTCTGCTGGATTATATATAGGAATTCTAAATGCTCCTAATACTGCTATTAATAGTCGTCAAACTGGTCTGCCATCTAATAATATAGCATTTAGACTAGGAACTTCATCTACTTTTACTTCTTCTTATATTTATTTTTGGCATTGGGTTGGTACAGGTACAGGTACAGAAACAATTTCTACAGCACAACAAATTAACTTTAATGGTAAAACACCACCCAATAATTTAAATATTTATGGCGGTAAGTATACTTTTACACATACAACTTCATTAACTAATACATCAGCAGCTTTACAAATAGCATTCTCTGATGTTAATTTTAATAGTAAAACATATTCACTTTCACAATTATATTGTGATAGTAGCACTATTACTTTTGGTACGTCTACATTTACATTATCTAAAGCAGGTGGTAGTACATGGAATCATCAAGATTTTACTGATGCTTTATGGATAAGTGGTAATTCTACATTTACAGGTACTCCAACTATTACTTGTAATGGTGCAAGTGCCAAAGTTGCTATACCTGGTGGATATGATATTAATAATTTAAGTTTTACTGGTACAGGTAACAGTAGATTAATTAAAAATTATAATAACAATAACATTAGTGAAAATTCACAAAGTTTTACTTCATCTGGAGGAACTGCTAGTATAACACCCACAATAGTTGATGCTAATACTATTGGTAAAACTCTTATAGCTGCTGTAAAATGTACAGCATCTTTTAGTGTTAATAGTTTATATTGGAATACTCTTTTAACTAAAACACATGATAGTGGAAGTGGTTTATATACAGGTATTTTTTATAGAACTTCAGATGCAAGTAATTTAGATATATTAGATTTAACAACTTCTGGAAGCGGTTCAGTAATTTTTTCTGTACATCCAGATATTGAACCAACAGAGGTAATAAGTTCTGATTCGTATTCTATTAATGCTGGTGAAAACTTTAAAGTTCTTCAAAGTAAAATTTATAATAGTATAGATGGAGAATTTTTTTATTTTTTTAACGCTTCATTAGATACATCTAATGATAGCATTACAATGCTATATGCTGATGGATATTCAATGTATAGCAATATTAGCGTTTTTTATGATCAAAGACATTTATATGATCAAAGTGATAATATAAAAAATTGGTCTATAGGATTTAATGAACCTGCAAATTCTTCATATTTAAACTATAAAAGAATAATTAGTATAGTACGCTTAAGACCGAAAAAAAATACAAAAATTAGTACATTATCTGTTACTAATGCTAGTAATTTTTATGTGGGTGCAGATTTAACTAATGTTGGATCTTTAACATTAACTGGAACAGTTACTGCTCCGTTAAATGTTCGTAGTTCATTTGATGGTTCACAAAGAAAATGGTCGCGAACTGTAAGTCCTACAAATAATGTAGATTATGTTAATTTTGCTGACCAAAATTTTGGTACTGCTATTGCTTATAATGGAACTGGTAATACTAGTTTTGGTAACATTGGTGGTAATACAAATATTACTTTTGATCCTGCCACAACTATGTATTGGGTGGGAGGGACGGGGAACTGGAATACTGCCGCGAAATGGGCAACTACATCTGGTGGTACAGGGGGAACAGCAAGAATTCCTTTACCTCAGGACGCTGTTATTTTTGATGATTCCTCGGGAACTGCACCGTTTACAGCAACAGCAACTTTAAATATTATTAATGTTCCAAAAATTACAAGCACAGTTTCAGGATCAAATAGTTTAACTTTAACAACTGCAACTACTATTTTGATATATGATGATATTGTTCTTTCATCTAAAACAACTCTTGCCACAACATCATTAGGCAATTATAGATTTGCTAAACGTGGTAATCAAATATTTAATTTAAATGGTGGAACGAATAGTGCAGCAGCAGTATATCAAGATGCTGTAGGTGGAACGACAACTATTACGGGTGGATATTCTAATAGTTCTGTTACTTCAAGTTTCGGTATAAGAAATGGTACAGTAATTTTTGATGGTGATGTAACTGTAGGTTTATTTTTTCCATTAACAGCTAATACTGGTCAAGCATATAATAAAAATGTTACATTTGCTAATAATAGCAATCTTAATATTTTAGGTGTTGATGGAACATTTGCTGCGTGTGATTTTCAAGGTATAATTCCACAAAGAAATAATATTAATATTTATATTAATAATACTACAGCCAGTTCAACTAAAACTTTATATTTAGCATCTACTTCAGATGGTACTGGTGTTATTAATAATATTAATTTTGCTACTAATGCTACTAATAATATTTATGCTACTAATAAAACTTTATTTGGTGAACTTCAATATCCTAAAATTAAAAAAATAACTATTCTAAAACCAGGTTATTTAAACTTATATCCTACAATAGAACTAGATGAATTAATTGCTTTAGGAACAGATTTAACTACTAATGCAATTAATATTTATGGAAATATATATAAAACTTTTGGAATTTTATATGTTCGATATTGTATTATTTCTGGTTCTACTGTTTCGGGTGGTGCTTCTGCATATGCTGCTAATTCAACAGATTCAGGAGGCAATACTGGATGGGTATTTACTAAGGTTCCGTACCCAGGCGTATTGACTCTTCCGAGAACACAAAATCCTCGCAGTAATAGTCCTAATAGATCTCATTTTATATAATTTGCGTTTAAAGACAATTTGATATAATATAACCATATATGAAAAGGCTTCTTTTTATGAAAAGCGGTGCCGGATGGTTTACTGGCGATGAAGTCTCTTTTTCTAGAGAGCATCCGTATCAGTTGGTAGATGATTCAGAGGCAGTATTCTTATTGCAAGATGACCGTTTTGAAGAGGCTTCAAAAACTGATTTAAAAAAGTTTTATAATCTTAAGGAGGATTAAATGTTGACTTTTCTGAGGTCAAAGAAAGATAGATTTGATGATGGTATTCGTGGATTGCTTGGCGCTCAGAGCAGCCTCGCAGTTCAGAAGATTGTGGTTCCGACCATCGAAGGCGATATGGATCTTGCCGATATTGCTCATCAGGTGAAGCCTCGTAATGATCTCTCGCCCGATATGAATACCTGGAAGGCATCAAATATAGATAATATTAATCGTGGCTTGACAAAGATTATTCAGGCGAAGGAATTAGAACTTCCGACATTTTGGGGTACTCTGAAGGCTCAGACAATTGATGTTGACGGCGAGATGATTGATTATGGAATTATTTCTCTTCGTGTAGTGACAAGTGCTGGTGTTAACTATATGGCTGACGCTTTTGCTGGTACGGGAACTGTTGCTAATTTTAAATATCATGGTATTGGAACAGGAACAGCATCAGAGTCTAGCAGTGATACTGCGCTTGGTACAGAGGTCGAAAGTCGTGCTACTGGTACTGTTTTTTCTTCAACTAATGTTTATACAACAGTTGGAACGATTACTGCGTCAGCGACTCGTGCGGTAACTGAGCATGGTATTTTTAGTGCTTCCACTAGTGGAACTTTGCTTGATCGTTCTGTTTTTAGTGTTATTAATCTTTCCACAAGTGATTCAATTCAAACTACATACAGTTTAACACTTACTGCTGGTGGTTAATATATGGTGAATTATGGCACGATTTGGTCGTGGTTATATTCAAAGACCACTATATGTTAAACATCGTCAAAGTATTTATCCGTCAAGTTTGACTGGAGCGACGGCGCAGGCTGACCTGTCTGCGTCCGTCGTTCGTAAATCTCAAAATACTTTTACTGCTTCTAATACACCGACGGCTTCTCCTCTTGTCAAGCAGTCTCAAAATAAATTTTTTGGTAATGTTGCTTCGTTAGGATTATTAATTAAATTAATAAAAAATTTCTTTTCTGGAACTCTTAATAGCAGTTCTAGTATTGTTATTAATCGTTTAAGAATATTATTATTGATCGCTTCATTATCTTTTAGTAGTTCTATTTTTAATAGAGTAAATAAATTAGTATCAGCAAGTTTAACCAACTCGGGAACTATTGATAAAAAAGTAAATAAGTTACTATCTAGTAATATTGCATTTAGTGGAGTACTTATTAAAAATATTACAAATATTTTTATATCAAATATTACTAAGAATGGTTCATTAATAAAATCTATATATAAAATTAATACAGGTACTTTATTAAAATCTGGAAATATTCTAAAACAATCTCAATTAATTTTAAGTTCTAATTTCGGCATCTCTGCTATTGGTGCTGTAATTGTTAATAGAATTGGTAAACTTTTTGAGGCAGTATTTAGTGGATCAACAATTATTACTGCTTCTATAAGTAAAAATACTACTCATATAATGACCAGTGTTTCTACGTTCAGTGGTTCATTAAATAAAAATATTAATAAATTGCTAAGTTCAATTATTCAATCACAAGGATTACTGACAAGTAAAATTAATAAAATTTTGAGTAGCAGTATTGATAGTACTGGATCAATAGTTAATAGTTTACAATATTATTTAAATTTATTTAGTGATATTGCATCACAGGGAAATATAAATAAATTAATTAATAAAGTTACATTTGCTGTTGTTACATCAAACTCTATTGATATTAAAAATATTAATATTTACCCTAGTAGTACTTTAAATAATATTGGAAATCTTAATATTTCTAAGTTTTTTAATAGAATATTTTCTGGCGCAGTAAATCTAACTGGAATAACTAACTTAAATTCTAGAAAAGTTTTTGCTGGAACCTTAAGTTTTTCATCAAATATAATAAAGTTTATTAATAAACAACTTAGTTCTATTTCTGTTAGTTCTGGTCAAGTATTAAAAAATATTAGTTTTAGTTTAAGTAGTAATCAAACATTTTTAGGTATTTTTGATGGTAAAAAGTTTGTTTTTAATCCCGTAATTCTTAAAGAAATTATTGTTTCTATTATTGACTTTACAATAAATACGTTTATCACTACTAGAGCAACAAGTAGTATTGAAGATATGTCAATTATGACCTCTATTATTGAAAATAATCAGACACAGGTTCAAGATATGTCTATTTCTACTGAAATAGTGGACAATACGACTGCTCAACTCTATCAAGAAAGAGGATAGTGATTATTAAATAAAATTAAGGTATAATTAAAGAAATGGCGACAACAACAGTTTATGTAGGGGACACGATAACTTTTAAAGCAGAATTTAGGGATATCAACAATACGTTGGTAGATCCTGATGCTTCCGCTGCCACTTTCAAAGTTTATAACAATGAAACTTTGGCGCAGTTAACGTCGTCTGCTGCTACTAAAGTAAGTACAGGAATTTATAAGTATGAATGGACTGTCCCGTCTGGTGACGGGATTATTTATATTTTGGAGATGTCTGGTGATTTCTCTTCGCTTCCTCAGTTGAAGCGGGTGAAGGTAAAGGCTAAATTTAGACCATGAAAAATGTATTTCGTAGAAAGGCTTATACTGCCTATTTTGATCTTGGTGAGGCTCCTGCTGCTCCTCCGACTGTGACTCTTTATCATGAGTGGGGGGACCAGATTGGTGGCACGTTAACTTCGACGTTAGATTCTGGAACTATTTATAAAGTTAACTTGACTTCTTCTCATACAGAGTCAAGTGGTGTGCTGAAGTTAAAATGGTCTTATTCTGTGGGAGCAACTGCTAAAAGCCAAAATTCTTTTCTTAATATTTATAGTCAATATATTGATAGTTTAACTTTCTTTGATCGTCATCCTGAGACTGAGGATGCGTGGGGTGATAGGTTTGATGAACTAGAATTAAAGACTAGAAATATTATTAATACATATTGTGGACAAGAGTTTGATATCAAAATTAATAAAACAATAACCCTGGACGGCTCTGATAGCAAAACATTATTTCTGCCTCTTAGAATCGATTCTGTTGCCGCTGTGGACGCTGTGGTGCCTACAGTCAGCGGTACGTCAACTGACGATATTACGAGCCTTATAGAGATTCATCCTGAAAGCCGCTTCTTTTTGCGGGCAATCGATTCGCAGAAATTCAGCAAGAATGCTCAGTTCAAAATTCGGGGGGATTGGGGTTGGCCTTATGTTCCTCAGAATGTTACTGAAGCAGCAGATTATATTATTTTAGATTTAATGAATGACGATGCTGCTTATCGTCAGCATGGTGTCACCAATGTTCGTATTGATACTCACGAGATGAGTTTCACAGATTCTATTTTTGGGAGCACAGGTAATATTGATGCAGACGTATTGTTGATGGATTATACGCTGTATTTCTTAACCATGATTTAGGAGGGGCAATGGCTGTTTATATGAAAATGCCTCACCGAGCAGATATTTATACGAAGACAACGACAACATCGCCGGCGGGTCAGAAGAAGGCTTCTTGGGTCAAAACTCAATCTTCTGTCCAATGTTTTTTTGTTTATAAAACACCAGTAGCCGCTCTAAATAGAACAGAACCTACTTTTGAACAGTGGATGACCGTAGATATTTTCTTTCCAGCAAATGTTAATATAAGTGCTTCTAGTAGAATTTGTAATATTAGAGATAGAGCAGGAAATATAGTCAATAATAATAGTTTTGAAATAACACAAATTACAGAACAGCCTGGTTTTAGTGGCAAAGTACATCATTATCTTGTGATGGCACATAAAGTTATTGAGGATTAATATTTCATGGCACGAACAGGAATCCAGATTGGCTTTAGCGAGGCAACTAAAGGTAGAATGGTTGCTTTTGAAAAGGGACTGGCAATCAAACGATCTTATAAACAACGATTAGCAATGAATTATGCTAGTTTTTTTATTCGAATATTTCAAAGTCATTTAAGAAATGAATTAAGAAAAATTGATCGTGAAGGTTTAATAAAACATATGACTGTAGAAGTTGAGCCTGGAACTAATCAATATGGTTTAAAACTTACTTTTAAGGGAGATGCTGTATTTCGTATTCATTATAGGTCACGTAGTGGTCGTGGATGGCCGATTATTGCACAGCAACCATCTGATAATCAA